GACGAGCTGCATGCGGATACCGTGGCATTTGAAGAGAAGTATGGCTCCCAGCTGGAGCTGATATTTCGTTTTATCGACCGTGCGTTGGCAATTGGTGTGCTAGCCTGATTTGGTGGAGAAAGTTGATGCGTGATATTCAGATGGTTCTGGAGCGTTGGGGGGCATGGGCGGCGAGTGATAGTTCAGGCGTTGATTATTCACCTATAGCTGCTGGGTTTAAGGGACTTCTTCCCTATACAAGCAAGAAACGCTTGGCTTGTTCGGATAGTGATGCCTTAATTATTGAAGGTTGTCTTGCTCGTCTAAAGCAAAAAAGGCCGGACGAACATTCGCTTCTTGTTGCCCATTACCTATACGGTATCTCTAAAAGAAAGCTCGCCAAGGCTCGTAAAAAAGATGAGAAATTGATACGTATAGAAATACAGCTAGCCGAAGGATTTATTGATGGCTGCCTTTCCATGCTAGATCTAACATTAGATTTGGACGTTTAATAATACGCCCCTGCATGGGGCGTATTATTTACTGGATGAATGACATTTGATTAATATATTTTATCAATAACTCTCTGGGGGTAGTACTCCAAAAATTTATGTGTTCATAATCAGTATAAACATTTGTGAATTTTTTAAGTTCTTCATCACTTTTAGGGGCAAATCGCTCATTAAGAGTAATACTGTCTTTAATTATTCCGAAGAATACAATGGATATTTCAGGGATTTGCGATCTTCTCTCATAAGAATAAGGTATTTCTTTTATGTTAAGCAGGTCTGCTAAATAAGATATAGATTCAGCGGTAATTTCTTGTTTTAGTTTTTCCTTGTTACCAAAGCAATGTATGAAGGCAGCTACGACAAAGATCATATTTATTAAAGGATTACTGCTTTTGTTCTCATCGTCGTTTAACAGTTGAAAAATGTTAAGATTGCGTGAAAATGTTTGTGTTTCACGTAATGATAAGTTGGTTCGTTGAATTAAATCACGGATAAAGTAACCTGATAATCTATTGATTTTATTCAATAACCTTGTTTTTTCTACAAGATAATCCCAATATATAACAGAGGCTTTACATACGTTGTGACCATTTATCAAACATGTATCTGGAAGCGTGATGGTATATTTTATAAACTTGTCAAGATATTTTTGTGAGTTAATGCTATAACCATAAATATGATTTATAGATGCTTTTAATTGTTCTGTGTTTGTAACTAAAATAAAAAAGACATTATTGATGTCAAAAATGTGTTTTATTGTTTCAATAACATTTGTTGAAAAACTCGGCTTACATCGGTCTAATTCATCAATTATAATTACGATTTTTTGATTTTTTGATATACTTTCGATGCAGGATTTAAGTGAATTTATGTTTTTCTCTGAGTCCATATGGTCTTCAAGCAAATTTTCAATAGTCCCATCTATTGCTGCATTGCTTGCTTTCTTCATCGCATCTTGGAATTCTTCGGCAACTTCACTAGCCTCCTGTCGTAAAAACCAACCTGCACCAGCTTTTAGTACCGTTTTTAAACCAAAGCGAATTGCAGGAAGAGATCTCTTAATGAAGTGTTGTTTTTCTTCCTCAGGCAAAATGCTGGCAATTGCAGAGGTTATGAGAAGTAATGGAGATTCTGCATGATCCCCTTTAAAGGCATCAATATAAACAACTTTAGATTCAGTTTCTTGCTCAATAATGAGATTTTTCAGTTTGATACTAAATTCTGTTTTCCCTGTTCCCCATGCGCCGTCTATTACCAGTGGTGAAATGTCTGCCTCTGGTTTTAGCAACTTGATGATATTTTCAGCGATGTTTCTTCGTTGGAACTCGTCACGTTCAGTGAAAGATAGTGTATCTAACATAATATAAACCTATTAACTCCTACAGTAAAAAACGAATAATACGACTTTGGGATTAAAAATCATTAACCCGGTCCGCAAAAATTCTTGTAATCTGTTAAGAGTGGTTACTTCGCCACACAGCTTAAACCCGCCGTCGAGCGGGTTTTTTGTACCTGTAAACCAAGAGCAGTACGGTAAACACGCTGGTGGTCGTGAATACTGACTTTTTATCTTGCTGGCTTTTTAGACAAGAGTTATTGGTATGTCATGTTAACCAGAAGGGAAAAAGACATGCTAAAACAGCAAGATATGACAGAAACGGCGAAAGTTGTTTTTAATGAATTAAGCATCGAACCGGCAACAGTCGGGGAGATTGCACAAAACACATACCTTTCACGCGAACGCTGTCAGTTAATACTGACCCAGCTGGTTATGGCGGGGCTGGCAGATTACCAGTTCGGCTGTTACAGACGCCTTCAGCAATGAAGGGCTTTTAATTTGTGAAAATGGGCGGCTGGTGGGTGTTGGTAGCACTTGCCAGCCATTCGCTCATGCTTACTGGTCACAAGCGAACCATGGCCCACTGCTTTAGCGCAAAAGCAGAGTGAGCCTACCAGAGTTACGCTTACTGATCCATGAAAAATACTGTAAAAATAAACAGTGTTGATTTAATCAACGCTGATTGCCTGCATTTTATTCAGTCCCTGCCTGATGACTCCATTGATCTGATTGTTACCGATCCACCGTACTTCAAAGTGAAGCCCAACGGCTGGGACAATCAGTGGAAAGGGGACGAAGATTACCTTAAGTGGCTGGACCACTGTCTGGCCCAGTTCTGGCGGGTGTTGAAACCTGCCGGAAGCCTTTACCTGTTCTGTGGACATCGCCTGGCATCTGATATCGAGATCATGATGCGTGAACGTTTCAATGTGCTTAACCATATCATCTGGGCGAAGCCGTCCGGACGTTGGAATGGGTGTAATAAAGAAAGTTTGCGCGCATATTTTCCTGCCACAGAGCGCGTTCTGTTTGCTGAACATTACCAGGGGCCATATCGCGGCAAAAGTGACGGCTATGCGGCAAAAGAAAGGGAACTCAAACAGCACATAATGGCACCGCTGATATCGTATTTCAGGGATGCTCGTGCCGAACTGGGTATAACGGCAAAACAGATTGCCGAAGCCACAGGTAAGAAAAATATGGTTTCCCACTGGTTTGGTGCCAGTCAGTGGCAGTTGCCGAATGAGGCTGACTACCGGAAGTTGCAGGCACTTTTTTCCCGTATAGCGGCAGAGAAGTTTCAGAAACAACAACTGGAACAACCACACCACCAGCTGGTGGCATCTTATGATTCACTGAATCGCAAATATTCTGAATTGCTGGATGAGTTTAAATCTCTCCGGCGCTATTTCTCCGTATCAGTCTCCGTGCCTTATACCGATGTCTGGATGCATAAACCCGTTCAGTTCTACCCGGGTAAACATCCGTGTGAGAAACCGGCGGATATGCTCAGGCAAATAATCAACGCCAGTAGTCGACCAGGTGATCTGGTTGCTGATTTCTTTATGGGATCCGGTTCCACAATAAAAGCAGCAATGGCGCTGGGGCGTCGGGCGTTAGGTGTTGAGCTTGAGTCAGAGCGGTTTAACCAGACGGTGAAAGAGGTAAGTGAACTGGTGGGGAAATAATTCTGGTGTCAGAGCTTTTATTCGCTAATTTTTTCACTGGGAGGCTATTTATGCATTCACACCATCATCAAATATCTATGATCCCACTTACCATGAGTTCACCCATTAAAGGTTTTTCACTGTATGTAGAAAGCGAAGACATGGCTGTCGCTATAGCTGAGCTTGAAAATGCCTTATCACAGCTCAAGAATGGAAATAAGGCATTCAAAGAAAGTGGCACGCTGGTTGGTAACGTCAGAGCAAGTTATTGCTATCCTTACCGTCCTCATTGTGCCGCGAAAGGTCTTTATTGGGATGAAGGGGATTAAGCAAGGACTTGTTCACCGATAGTTACTGGTAACGGACAAATGTATTCCCAGACTGGATCAGGGTTAAAAGTTTTTCCTGACCAGTAAAGTTCCATTCTGTAGGTGAATTCCAATACCGATGTATCATTTCTTAATAATGACATATCTCCGCGATGATAACTATCTGTTTGTATTATGAAAATTTTATCTGATGGTTTTCCGTCTGTAAGTCGAAAATGTTTAGCCTCCTCCAGGTTACCCCAGGCGAAGAGTGACGTATAGCGAGAAGGTTTTTGCGGGCAAACTCCTCTTCGGTAAAACTCAAGTCCCCAGTCGATGAGTTCGTTTTTATTATAAATTTTTGCCGCATTATTAATGAGGTATCCTTCGCCTTGTGGAGCAAGCCCGCGCGGAAAAAGTTTGTCTACCAGAGATGACATTTCAACAGGAGTTATATCGGAGAATTGCTTTGGTGTAACGATATCGCCTGTTGAGTATATTCCTCGGCGATCAACCATAAATAGTTTCATTAATTTCTCCATTGATAGTTGTTACTTTTGGCGATGTAACGATATCAAACGAGAATTTATATCGCCAGATGCTTAATCTGACACTTCATCTGACCCTAGTATGTGCCGTTTTTTTTATTTAAGGCCGCTGACAGGTCCATTTAGTGCGACGCCTTTCCCCGTTTCCGCTCCTGGAATATTCGGGGATTTTTTATTCCCTCAATTTGCACCCGCGATATGTGCGAGGTGAGAGATGACGAAATGCCTCATAACCCAAATACCTGGCCGGACTGGCTGGAGTTGTTCCAGAGCTGGTGGCGTGGAGACACACCACTGGGCGCAGTGATTATGTCGATCGTTATGGCTGGTTTACGTATTGCCTATTTTGGCGGCGGTGGCGGCTGGAAACGAAAAACACTCGAAATTTTGCTCTGTGGTGCTCTGACGCTGACATTTGCATCCGCTCTTGAGTATGTCGGATGGCCTAAATCGCTTTCTGTTGCCATTGGTGGTGGCGTGGGGCTGATCGGTGTCGATGCTATTCGTGGGGCTGCAATGCGAGTAATCGGTAACAAATTTGGTAGCTCGAAGGAGTAATTTATGCAGGCACTAAATTCCCAGCGTAAAGCTTTCCTTGATATGGTGGCATGGTCAGAAGGAACGGATAACGGGAGACAACCGACACGTAACCACGGTTATGACGTTATTGTCGGTGGCGAACTCTTCACTGATTACTCCGATCACCCTCGAAAACTTGTCACGCTAAATTCGAAAATCAAATCAACAGCAGCCGGACGTTACCAACTCCTTTCCCGTTGGTGGGATGCCTACCGCAAGCAGCTTGGTCTGAAAGACTTCTCTCCGAAAAGCCAGGACGCTGTTGCACTGCAGCAGATTAAAGAGCGTGGCGCTTTACCGATGATTGATCGCGGTGATATTAGTCAGGCTATCGATCGTTGCAGCAATATCTGGGCTTCACTGCCGGGCGCTGGTTATGGTCAGTTCGAGCATAAAGTTGACAGCCTGATTGCAAAATTCAAAGAAGCAGGCGGAACGGTCAGAGAGATTGAGGTATGAGCAGAATAACCGCGATTATCTCCGCTCTGGTTATTTGTATCATCGCCTGCCTGTCATTGGCTGTTAATCATTACCGTGATAACGCCATCACCTACAAAGAACAGCGCGACAAAGCCGCATCCATTATCGCTGACATGCAGAAGCGTCAACGTGATGTAGCTGAACTCGATGCCAGATACACAAAGGAGCTTGCTGATGCTAACGCGACTATCGAAAGTCTTCGTGCTGATGTTTCTGCTGGTCGTAAGTGGCTGTACGTCAAAGCAGTCTGTCCGGACATGCATAAAACCACCGCCGCCTCCGGCGTGGATGATGGCGCCAGCCCCAGACTTACTGACACCGCTCAACGGGATTATTTCGTTCTCAGAGAGCGCATCGAAACCATAACTAACCAATTGAATGGCCTGCAAGAGTATGTGAGATCACAGTGTTCATATTAGAAAAGTCTTATCATAAGATTTTTGTATATGGATGCATTATGTCTCAATACGCGCGCGCCGCTTTAATTGCTTATTATTTGGTTGCTGATAATTCAATATCCCCTCGTGATGCATGGGATGCTGCTGTCGCTGAGGTTACAGAAAGCGAATCGGCAAGAAAGAAGGGATGCCCAAGGGCAACGTTTCTCGCTCTGGCGGATAGCGGTTATCTGAAGAAAGTAAAACCACATCATGGGGAGAAAAAGATCGGTAAGTTGTACCAAAGGGCAATTGAAGTTGCGAATCTGATTCTTGATTTACCCGGAATTAGCAAAGCTGAGCTAGTTGATAAAGCTTGCTATAAAGACAGGCAAGGGTCTTATGACATTGCTCTAACTCTCGCTCAGTGCGGATTACTCCAGCGTCCTCAATAAGATATTAAGTGATTTATGGCCTCGCTTTTAGCGGGGCTTTTTCATATCTGAATCTCACCATGCATATCATCACCTGACTGGAACGTCAGGAGAATTCGTTACGGGGATTCGATAAAGGTATTCAAGCCTGACACATTATGCGCTGTATCGTCGCCGTATTCCCGCATTAACCATGACCGTAGCCCGACGGGGAATTCCTTCTGCGCGAGTGTGCGGGAATAATCAAAAACGATGCACACCGGGTTTTTACCGCGTTTATGATTCGCGGGTTTGTCACTCATGCTCGCCAGTCCTGTGCGGGGGTGGAAGAAACAGGACGTGTATTCAGGTCTGTGCGACCGTGGTCGCACGACTTTGGTCGTTCAGATATTAAATCCCATTGCGAAGTAAACCCGAATTGCTGGCGGGTCCTTTCCGGCAATCCAGAACGTTACGGGGCGGAAGGCTCGCGGGTTTTCGCTATTTATGAAAATTTTCCGGTTTAAGGTGTTTCCGTTCTTCTTCGTCGTAACTTAATGTTTTTATTTAAAATACCCCCTGAAAAGAAAGGAAACGACAGGTGCTGAAAACGGGCTTTTTGGCCTTTGTCGTTTCCTTTCTCTGTTTTTGTCCGTGGAATGAACAATGGAAGTCAACAAAAAGCAGCTGGCTGACATTTTCGGTGCGAGTATCCGTACCATTCAGAACTGGCAGGAACAGGGAATGCCCGTTCTGCGAGGCGGTGGCAAGGGTAATGAGGTGCTTTATGATTCTGCCGCCGTTATAAAATGGTATGCCGAAAGGGATGCTGAAATTGAGAACGAAAAGCTGCGCCGGGAAGTTGAAGAACTGCGGCAGGCCAGCGAGACAGATCTCCAGCCAGGGACTATTGAGTACGAACGCCATCGACTTACGCGTGCGCAGGCCGACGCACAGGAGCTGAAAAATGCCAGAGACTCCGCTGAAGTGGTGGAAACCGCATTCTGTACTTTCGTGCTGTCGCGGATCGCAGGTGAAATTGCCAGTATTCTCGACGGGATCCCCCTGTCGGTGCAGCGGCGTTTTCCGGAACTGGAAAACCGACATGTTGATTTCCTGAAACGGGATATCATCAAAGCCATGAACAAAGCAGCCGCGCTGGATGAACTGATACCGGGGTTGCTGAGTGAATATATCGAACAGTCAGGTTAACAGGCTGCGGCATTTTGTCCGCGCCGGGCTTCGCTCACTGTTCAGGCCGGAGCCACAGACCGCCGTTGAATGGGCGGATGCCAGTTACTATCTCCCGAAAGAATCCGCATACCAGGAAGGGCGCTGGGAAACACTGCCCTTTCAGCGGGCCATCATGAATGCGATGGGCAGTGACTACATCCGCGAGGTGAATGTGGTGAAGTCTGCCCGTGTTGGTTATTCCAAAATGCTGCTGGGTGTTTATGCCTACTTCATAGAGCATAAGCAGCGCAACACCCTTATCTGGTTGCCGACGGATGGTGATGCCGAGAACTTTATGAAAACTCACGTTGAGCCGACCATCCGTGATATTCCTTCGCTGCTGGCGCTGGCCCCGTGGTATGGCAAAAAGCACCGGGATAACACGCTCACCATGAAGCGTTTCACCAATGGGCGTGGCTTCTGGTGCCTGGGCGGTAAAGCGGCAAAAAACTACCGTGAAAAGTCAGTGGATGTGGCGGGTTATGATGAACTTGCTGCCTTTGATGAGGATATTGAACAGGAAGGCTCTCCGACGTTCCTGGGCGATAAGCGTATTGAAGGCTCTGTCTGGCCAAAGTCCATCCGTGGCTCCACGCCCAAAGTGAGAGGCACCTGCCAGATTGAGCGTGCAGCCAGTGAATCCCCGCATTTTATGCGTTTTCATGTTGCCTGCCCGCACTGCGGGAAGGAGCAGTACCTTAAATTTGGCGACAAAGAGACGCCGTTTGGCCTCAAATGGATGCCGGATGATCCCTCCAGCGTGTTTTATCTCTGTGAGCATAATGCCTGCGTCATCCGTCAGCAGGAGCTGGACTTTACTGATGCCCGTTATATCTGCGAAAAGACCGGGATCTGGACCCGTGATGGCATTCTCTGGTTTTCGTCATCCGGTGAAGAGATTGAACCGCCTGACAGTGTGACCTTTCACATCTGGACGGCGTACAGCCCGTTCACCACCTGGGTGCAGATTGTCAAAGACTGGATGAAGACGAAAGGGGATACGGGAAAACGTAAAACCTTCGTGAACACCACGCTCGGTGAGACGTGGGAAGCGAAAATCGGTGAACGTCCGGATGCTGAAGTGATGGCAGAGCGGAAAGAGCATTATTCAGCGCCCGTTCCTGACCGTGTGGCTTACCTGACCGCCGGTATCGACTCCCAGCTGGACCGCTACGAAATGCGCGTATGGGGATGGGGGCCGGGTGAGGAAAGCTGGCTGATTGACCGGCAGATTATTATGGGCCGCCACGACGATGAACAGACGCTGCTGCGTGTGGATGAGGCCATCAATAAAACCTATACCCGCCGGAATGGTGCAGAAATGTCGATATCCCGTATCTGCTGGGATACTGGCGGGATTGACCCGACCATTGTGTATGAACGCTCGAAAAAACATGGGCTGTTCCGGGTGATCCCCATTAAAGGGGCATCCGTCTACGGAAAGCCGGTGGCCAGCATGCCACGTAAGCGAAACAAAAACGGGGTTTACCTTACCGAAATCGGTACGGATACCGCGAAAGAGCAGATTTATAACCGCTTCACACTGACGCCGGAAGGGGATGAACCGCTTCCCGGTGCCGTTCACTTCCCGAATAACCCGGATATTTTTGATCTGACCGAAGCGCAGCAGCTGACTGCTGAAGAGCAGGTCGAAAAATGGGTGGATGGCAGGAAAAAAATACTGTGGGACAGCAAAAAGCGACGCAATGAGGCGCTCGACTGCTTCGTTTATGCGCTGGCGGCGCTGCGCATCAGTATTTCCCGCTGGCAGCTGGATCTCAGTGCACTGCTGGCGAGCCTGCAGGAAGAGGATGGTGCAGCAACCAACAAGAAAACACTGGCAGATTACGCCCGTGCCTTATCCGGAGAGGATGAATGACGCGACAGGAAGAACTTGCCGCTGCCCGTGCGGCACTGCATGACCTGATGACAGGAAAACGGGTGGCAACGGTACAGAAAGACGGACGGAGAGTGGAGTTTACGGCCACTTCCGTGTCTGACCTGAAAAAATACATTGCGGAGCTGGAAGTGCAGACCGGCATGACACAGCGACGCAGGGGACCTGCAGGATTTTATGTATGAAAACGTCCACCATTCCCATCCTTCTGGGGCCGGACGGCATGACATCGCTGCGTGAATATGCCGGTTATCACGGCGGTGGCAGCGGATTTGGTGGGCAGTTGCGGGCGTGGAACCCACCGGGTGAAAGTGTGGATGCAGCCCTGCTGCCCAACTTTACCCGTGGCAATGCCCGCGCGGACGATCTGGTACGCAATAACGGCTATGCCGCCAACGCCATCCAGTTGCATCAGGATCATATCGTCGGGTCTTTTTTCCGGCTCAGTCATCGCCCAAGCTGGCGCTATCTGGGCATCGGGGAGGAAGAAGCCCGTGCCTTTTCCCGCGAGGTTGAAGCGGCATGGAAAGAGTTTGCCGAGGATGACTGCTGCTGCATTGACGTTGAGCGAAAACGCACGTTTACCATGATGATTCGGGAAGGTGTGGCCATGCACGCCTTTAACGGTGAACTGTTCGTTCAGGCCACCTGGGATACCAGTCCGTCGCGGCTTTTCCGGACACAGTTCCGGATGGTAAGCCCGAAGCGCATCAGCAACCCGAACAATACCGGCGACAGCCGGAACTGCCGTGCCGGTGTGCAGATTAATGACAGCGGTGCGGCGCTGGGATATTACGTCAGCGAGGACGGCTATCCTGGCTGGATGCCGCAGAAATGGACATGGATACCCCGTGAGTTACCCGGCGGGCGCGCCTCGTTCATTCACGTTTTTGAACCCGTGGAGGACGGGCAGACCCGCGGTGCAAATGTGTTTTACAGCGTGATGGAGCAGATGAAGATGCTCGACACGCTGCAGAACACGCAGCTGCAGAGCGCCATTGTGAAGGCGATGTATGCCGCCACCATTGAGAGTGAGCTGGATACGCAGTCAGCGATGGATTTTATTCTGGGCGCGAACAGTAAGGAGCAGCGGGACAAGCTGACCGGCTGGATTGGTGAAATTGCCGCGTATTACGCCGCAGCACCGGTCCGTCTGGGAGGCGCAAAAGTGCCGCACCTGATGCCGGGGGACTCACTGAACCTGCAGACGGCTCAGGACACGGATAACGGCTACTCCGTGTTTGAGCAGTCACTGTTGCGGTATATCGCTGCCGGGCTGGGTGTCTCGTATGAGCAGCTTTCCCGGAATTACGCCCAGATGAGCTACTCCACGGCACGGGCCAGTGCGAACGAGTCGTGGGCGTACTTTATGGGGCGGCGAAAATTCGTCGCATCCCGTCAGGCGAGCCAGATGTTTCTGTGCTGGCTGGAAGAGGCCATCGTTCGCCGCGTGGTGACGTTACCTTCAAAAGCGCGCTTCAGTTTTCAGGAAGCCCGCAGTGCCTGGGGGAACTGCGACTGGATAGGCTCCGGTCGTATGGCCATCGATGGTCTGAAAGAAGTTCAGGAAGCGGTGATGCTGATAGAAGCCGGACTGAGCACCTACGAGAAAGAGTGCGCGAAACGCGGTGACGACTATCAGGAAATTTTTGCCCAGCAGGTCCGTGAAACGATGGAGCGCCGCGCAGCCGGTCTTAAACCGCCCGCCTGGGCGGCTGCGGCATTTGAATCCGGGCTGCGACAATCAACAGAGGAGGAGAAGAGTGACAGCAGAGCTGCGTAATCTCCCGCATATTGCCAGCATGGCCTTTAATGAGCCGCTGATGCTTGAACCCGCCTATGCGCGGGTTTTCTTTTGTGCGCTTGCAAGCCAGCTTGGGATCAGCCGCCTGACGGATGCGGTGTCCGGTGACAGCCTAGCTGCCGGAGAGGCACCCGCGACGCTGGCGTTATCCGGTGATGATGACGGACCACGACAGGCCCGCAGTTATCAGGTCATGAACGGCATCGCCGTGCTGCCGGTGTCCGGCACGCTGGTCAGCCGGACGCGAGCGCTGCAGCCGTATTCGGGGATGACCGGTTACAACGGCATTATCGCCCGTCTGCAACAGGCTGCCAGCGACCCGATGGTGGACGGCATTCTGCTGGATATGGACACACCGGGCGGGATGGTGGCGGGAGCATTTGACTGTGCTGACATCATCGCCCGTGTGCGTGACATAAAACCGGTATGGGCGCTTGCCAACGACATGAACTGCAGTGCAGGTCAGTTGCTTGCCAGTGCCGCCTCCCGGCGTCTGGTCACGCAGACCGCCCGGACAGGCTCCATCGGCGTCATGATGGCTCACAGTAATTACGGTGCTGCGCTGGAGAAACAGGGTGTGGAAATCACGCTGATTTACAGCGGCAGCCATAAGGTGGATGGCAACCCCTACAGCCATCTTCCGGATGACGTCCGGGAGACACTGCAGTCCCGGATGGACGCAACCCGCCGGATGTTTGCACAGAAGGTGTCGGCATATACCGGCCTGTCCGTGCAGGCTGTGCTGGATACCGAGGCTGCAGTGTACAGCGGTCAGGAGGCCATTGATGCCGGACTGGCTGATGAACTTGTTAACAGCACCGATGCGATCACCGTCATGCGTGATGCACTGGATGCACGTAAATCCCGTCTCTCAGGAGGGCGAATGACCAAAGAGACTCAATCAACAACTGTTTCAGCCACTGCTTCGCAGGCTGACGTTACTGACGTGGTGCCAGCGACGGAGGGCGAAAACGCCAGCGCGGCGCAGCCGGACGTGAACGCGCAGATCACCGCAGCGGTTGCGGCAGAAAACAGCCGCATTATGGGGATCCTCAACTGTGAGGAGGCTCACGGACGCGAAGAACAGGCACGCGTGCTGGCCGAAACCCCCGGTATGACCGTGGAAACGGCCCGCCGCATTCTGGCCGCAGCACCACAGAGTGCACAGGCGCGCAGTGACACTGCGCTGGATCGTCTGATGCAGGGGGCACCGGCACCGCTGGCTTCAGGTAACCCGGCATCTGATGCCGTTAACGATTTGCTGAACACACCAGTGTAAGGGATGTTTATGACGAGCAAAGAAACCTTTACCCATTACCAGCCGCTGGGCAACAGTGACCCGGCTCATACCGCAACCGCGCCCGGCGGATTGAGTAAGAAAACGCCAGCAATGACTCCGTTGATGCCGGATACCTCCACCCGTAAGCTGGTTGCGTGGGATGGCACCACCGACGGTGCTGCCGTTGGCATTCTTGCTGTTGCTGCTGACCAGACCAGCACCACGCTGACGTTCTACAAGTCCGGCACGTTCCGTTATGAGGATGTGCTCTGGCCGGAGGCTGCCAGCGACGAGGCGAAAAAACGGACCGCGTTTGCCGGAACGGCAATCAGCATCGTTTAACCTGACCCTTCATCACTAAAGGCCGCCTGTGCGGCTTTTTTTACGGGATTTTTTTATGTCGATGTACACAACCGCCCAGCTGCTGGCGGCAAATGAGCAGAAATTTAAGTTTGATCCGCTGTTTCTGCGTCTCTTTTTCCGTGAGAGCTATCCCTTCACCACGGAGAAAGTCTATCTCTCACAAATTCCGGGACTGGTAAACATGGCGCTGTACGTTTCGCCGATTGTTTCCGGTGAGGTTATCCGTTCCCGTGGCGGCTCCACCTCTGAATTTACGCCGGGATATGTCAAGCCGAAGCATGAAGTGAATCCGCAGATGACCCTGCGTCGCCTGCCGGATGAAGATCCGCAGAATCTGGCTGACCCGGCTTACCGCCGCCGTCGCATCATCATGCAGAACATGCGTGACGAAGAGCTGGCCATTGCTCAGGTCGAAGAGATGCAGGCCGTTTCTGCCGTGCTCAAGGGCAAATACACCATGACCGGTGAAGCCTTCGATCCGGTTGAAGTGGATATGGGCCGCAGTGCGGCGAACAACATCACACAGTCCGGCGGCACGGAGTGGAGCAAGCGTGACAAGTCCACGTATGACCCGACCGACGATATCGAAGCCTACGCGCTGAACGCCAGCGGTGTGGTGAATATCATCGTGTTCGATCCGAAAGGCTGGGCGCTGTTCCGTTCCTTCAAAGCCGTCAGGGAGAAGCTGGATACCCGTCGTGGCTCTCATTCCGAGCTGGAGACAGCGGTGAAAGACCTGGGTAAAGCGGTGTCCTATAAGGGGATGTATGGCGATGTGGCCATCGTCGTGTATTCCGGACAGTACGTGGAAAACGGCGTCAAAAAGAACTTCCTGCCGGACAACACGATGGTGCTGGGGAACACTCAGGCACGCGGTCTGCGCACCTATGGCTGCATTCAGGATGCGGACGCACAGCGCGAAGGCATTAACGCCTCTGCCCGTTACCCGAAAAACTGGGTGACCACCGGCGATCCGGCGCGAGAGTTCACCATGATTCAGTCAGCACCGCTGATGCTGCTGGCTGATCCTGATGAGTTCGTGTCCGTTCAACTGGCGTAATCATGGCCCTTCGGGGCCATTTTCTCTCTGTGGGGGAGTCCATGACGAAAGATGAACTGATTGCCCGTCTCCGGTCGCTGGGTGAGCAACTGAACCGTGATGTCAGCCTGACGGGAACGAAAGAAGAACTGGCGCTCCGTGTGGCAGAGCTGGAAGAGGAGCTTGATGACACGGATGACGCAGCCGGTCAGGACACGTCTGTCAGCCCGGAAAATGCGCTGACCGGACATGAAAATGAGGTGGTATCAGCACAGACGGATACCGTGACTGATACGGCTGCTCTGGTCACGGTTGTGGCACTGGTGATGCTGCATACCGATGCACTTCACGCCACGCGGGATGAACCTGTGGCATTTGTGCTGCCGGGAACGGCGTTTCGTGTCTCTGCCGGTGTGGCAGCCGAAATGACAGAACGTGGCCTGGCCAGAATGCAATAACGGGAGGCGCTGTGGCTGATTTCGATAACCTGTTCGATGCTGCCATTGCCCGCGCTGATGAAACGATACGCGGGTACATGGGAACGTCAGCCACCATGACATCCGGTGAGCAGTCCGGTGCTGTGATACGTGGTGTTTTTGATGACCCTGAAAATATCAGCTATGCCGGACAGGGCGTGCGCGTTGAAGGCTCCAGCCCGTCCCTGTTTGTCCGGACTGATGAGGTGCGGCAGCTGCGGCGTGGAGACACGCTGACCATCGGTGAGGAAAACTTCTGGATAGACCGGGTTTCGCCGGATGATGGCGGAAGCTGTCATCTCTGGCTTGGGCGTGGCGTGCCGCCTGCCGTTAACCGTCGCCGCTGAAAGGGGGATGTATGGCCATAAAAGGTCTTGAGCAGGCCGTTGAAAACCTCAGCCGTATCAGCAAAACGGCGGTGCCTGGTGCCGCCGCAATGGCCATTAACCGCGTTGCGTCATCCGCGATATCGCAGTCTGCGTCACAGGTTGCCCGTGAGACAAAGGTACGCCGGAAACTGGTAAAGGAAAGGGCCAGGCTGAAAAGGGCCACGGTCAAAAATCCGCAGGCCAGAATCAGGGTTAACCGGGGGGATTTGCCCGTAATCAAGCTGGGTAATGCGCGGGTTGTCCTGTCCCGCCGCAGGCGTCGTAAAAAGGGGCAGCGTTCATCCCTGAAAGGTGGCGGCAGCGTGCTTGTGGTGGGAAACCGTCGTATTCCCGGCGCGTTTATTCAGCAACTGAAAAATGGCCGGTGGCATGTCATGCAGCGTGTGGCCGGGAAAAAACGTTACCCCATTGATGTGGTGAAAATCCCGATGGCGGTGCCGCTGACCACGGCGTTTAAACAGAATATTGAGCGGATACGGCGTGAGCGTCTTCCGAAAGAGCTGGGCTATGCGCTGCAGCATCAACTGAGAATGGTAATAAAGCGATGAAACATACTGAACTCCGTGCAGCCGTACTGGATGCACTGGAGAAGCATGACACCGGGGCGACGCTTTTTGATGGTCGCCCCGCTGTTTTTGATGAGGAAGATTTTCCGGCAGTTGCCGTTTATCTCACCGGCGCTGAATACACGGGCGAAGAGCTGGACAGCGATACCTGGCAGGCGGAGCTGCATATCGAAGTTTTCCTGCCTGCTCAGGTGCCGGATTCAGAGCTGGATGCGTGGATGGAGTCCCGGATTTATCCGGTGATGAGTGATATCCCGGCACTGTCAGATTTGATCACCAGTATGGTGGCCAGTGGCTATGACTACCGGCGCGACGATGATGCGGGCCTGTGGAGTTCAGCCGATCTGACTTATGTCATTACCTATGAAATGTGAGGACGCTATGCCTGTACCAAATCCTGTAATGCCGGTGAAAGGTGCCGGGACCACCCTGTGGGTTTATAAGGGGAGCGGTGACCCTTATGCGAACCCGCTTTCAGACGTTGACTGGTCGCGTCTGGCAAAAGTTAAAGACCTGACGCCCGGCGAACTGACCGCTGAGTCCTATGACGACAGCTATCTCGATGATGAAGATGCAGACTGGACTGCGACCGGGCAGGGGCAGAAATCTGCCGGAGATACCAGCTTCACGCTGGCGTGGATGCCCGGAGAGCAGGGGCAGCAGGCGCTGCTGGCGTGGTTTAATGAAGGCGATACCCGTGCCTATAAAATCCGCTTCCCGAACGGCACGGTCGATGTGTTCCGTGGCTGGGTCAGCAGTATCGGTAAGGCGGTGACGGCGAAGGAAGTGATCACCCGCACGGTGAAAGTCACCAATGTGAGACGTCCGTCGATGGCAGAAGATCGCAGCACGGTAACAGCGGCAACCGGCATGACCGTGACGCCTGCCAGCACCTCGGTGGTGAAAGGGCAGAGCACCACGCTGACCGTGGCCTTCCAGCCGGAGGGCGTAACCGACAAGAGCTTTCGTGCGGTGTCTGCGGATAAAACAAAAGCCACCGTGTCGGTCAGTGGTATGACCATCACCGTGAAAGGCGTTGCTGCAGGTAAGGTCAACATTCCGGTTTTATCCGGTAATGGTGAACTTGCTGCGGTTGCAGAAATCACTGTCACCGACAGTTAATCCGGAGAGTCAGCGATGTTCCTGAAAACCGAATCATTTGAACATAACGGCGTGACCGTCACGCTTTCTGAACTGTCAGCCCTGCAGCGTATTGAGCATCTCGCCCTGATGAAACGGCAGGCAGAACAGGCGGAGTCAGACAGCAACCGGAAGTTTACTGTGGAAGACGCCATCAGAACCGGTGCTTTTGTGGTAGCGATGTCCCTGTGGCATAACCATCCGCAGAAGACAAAGCAGCCTTCCATGAATGAAGCCGTTAAACAGATTGAGCAGGAAGTGCTTACCACCTGGCCTACAGAGGCAATTTCTCATGCTGAAAACGTGGTGTACCGGCTGTCCGGTATGTATGAGTTTGTGGTGAATGATGCCCCTGAACAGGCAGAGGACGCCGGGCCTGCAGAGCCTGTTTCTGCGGGAAAGTGTTCGACGGTGAGCTGAGTTTTGCCCTGAAACTGGCGCGCGAGATGGGGCGACCCGACTGGCGTGCCATGCTTGCCGGGATGTCATCCACGGAGTATGCCGACTGGCACCGCTTTTACAGTACCCATTATTTTCATGATGTTCTGCTGGATATGCACTTTTCCGGGCTGACGTACACCGTGCTCAGCCTGTTTTTCAGCGATCCGGATATGCATCCGCTGGATTTCAGTCTGCTGAACCGGCGCGAGGCTGACGAAGAGCCTGAAGATGATGTGCTGATGCAGAAAGCGGCAGGGCTTGCCGGAGGTGTCCGCTTTGGCCCGGACGGGAATGAAGTTATCCCTACTTCCCCGGATGTGGCGGACATGACGGAGGATGACGTAATGCTGATGACAGTATCAGAAGGGATCGCAGGAGGAGTCCGGTATGGCTGAACCGGTAGGCGATCTGGTCGTTGATTTGAGTCTGGATGCGGCCAGATTTGACGAGCAGATGGTCAGAGTCAGGCGTCATTTTTCCGGTACGGAAAGTGATGCGAAAAAAACAGCGGCAGTCGTTGAACAGTCAATGAACCGGCAGGCGCTGGCTGCACAGAAAGCGGGGATTTCCGTCGGACAGTATAAAGCCGCCATGCGTATGCTTCCTGCACAGTTCACCGACGTGGCCACGCAGCTTGCAGGCGGGCAAAGTCCGTGGCTGATCCTGCTGCAACAGGGTGGTCAGGTTAAGGACTCCTTCGGCGGGATGATCCCCATGTTCAGGGGGCTTGCCGGTGCGATCACCCTGCCGATGGTCGGGGCCACCTCGCTGGCGGTGGCGACCGGTGCGCTGGCGTATGCCTGGTATCAGGGCAACTCAACCCTGTCCGATTTCAACAAAACGCTGGTCCTTTCCGGCAATCAGTCGGGTCTGACGGCAGATCGCATGCTGGTCCTGTCCAGAGCCGGGCAGGCGGCAGGGCTGACGTTTAACCAGACCAGCGAGTCACTCAGCGCACTGGTTAAGGCGGGAGTAAGCGGTGAGGCTCAGATTGCATCCATCAGCCAGAGTGTGGCGCGTTTCTCCTCTGCATCCGGCGTGGAGGTGGACAAGGTCGCTGAAGCCTTCGGGAAGCTGACCACAGACCCGACGTCGGGGCTGACGGCGATGGCACGCCAGTTCCATAACGTGACGGCGGAGCAGATTGCGTATGTTGCTCAGTTGCAGCGTTCCGGCGATGAAGCCGGGGCATTGCAGGCGGCGAACGAGGCCGCAACGAAAGGGTTTGATGACCAGACCCGCCGCCTGAAAGAGAACATGGGCACGCTGGAGACATGGGCAGACAGGACAGCGCGGGCATTCAAATCCATGTGGGATGCGGTGCTGGATATTGGTCGTCCTGATACCGCGCAGGAGATGCTGATTAAGGCAGAGGCTGCGTTTAAGAAAGCAGACGACATCTGGAATCTGCGCAAGGATGATTATTTTGTTAACGATGAAGCGCGGGCGCGTTACTGGGATGATCGTGAAAAGGCCCGTCTTGCGCTTGAAGCCGCCCGAAAGAAGGCTGAGCAGCAGACTCAACAGGACAAAAATGCGCAGCAGCAGAGCGATACCGAAGCGTCACGGCTGAAATATACCGAAGAGGCGCAGAAGGCTTACGAACGCCTGCAGCCGCCGCTGGAGAAATATACCGCCCGTCAGGAAGAACTGAATAAGGCACTGAAAGACGGGAAAATTCTGCAGGCAGATTACAACACGCTGATGGCGGCGGCGAAAAAGGATTATGAAGCGACGCTGAAAAAGCCGAAACAGTCCGGCGTGAAGGTGTCTGCGGGCGATCGTCAGGAAGACAGTGCTCATGCTGCCCTGCTGACGCTTCAGGCTGAACTCCGGACGCTGGAGAAGCATGCCGGAGCAAATGAGAAAATCAGCCAGCAGCGCCGGGATTTGTGGAAGGCGGAGAGTCAGTTCGCGGTACTGGAGGAGGCGGCGCAACGTCGCCAGCTGTCTGCACAGGAGAAATCCCTGCTGGCGCATAAAGATGAGACGCTGGAGTACAAACGCCAGCTGGCTGCACTTGGCGACAAGGTTACGTATCAGGAGCGCCTGAACGCGCTGGCGCAGCAGGCGGATAAATTCGCACAGCAGCAACGGGCAAAACGGGCCGCCATTGATGCGAAAAGCCGGGGGCTGACTGACCGGCAGGCAGAACGGGAAGCCACGGAACAGCGCCTGAAGGAACAGTATGGCGATAATCCGCTGGCGCTGAATAACGTCATGTCAGAGCAGAAAAAGACCTGGGCGGCTGAAGACCAGCTTCGCGGGAGCTGGATGGCAGGCCTGAAGTCCGGCTGGAGTGAGTGGGAAGAGAGCGCCACGGACAGTATGTCGCAGGTAAAAAGTGCAGCCACGCAGACCTTTGATGGTATTGCACAGAATATGGCAGCGATGCTGACCGGCAGTGAGCAGAACTGGCGCAGCTTCACCCGTTCCGTGCTGTCCATGATGACAGAAATTCTGCTTAAGCAGGCAATGGTGGGGATTGTCGGAAGTATAGGCAGCGCCATTGGCGGCGGCGCATCAGCGTCAGGCGGCACAGCCATTCAGGCCGCTGCGGCGAAATTCCATTTTGCAACCGGAGGATTTACGGGAACCGGCGGCAAATATGAGCCAGCGGGGATTGTTCACCGTGGTGAATTTGTCTTCACGAAGGAGGCAACCAGCCGGATTGGCGTGGGAAATCTCTACCGGCTGATGCGCGGCTATGCCACCGGCGGTTATGTCGGTACACCGGGCAGCATGGCGGACAGCCGCTCGCAGGCGTCCGGGACGTTTGAGCAGAATAACCATGTGGTGATTAACAACGACGGCACGAACGGTCAGATAGGGCCACAGGCGCTGAAGGCGGTTTATGACGTAGCCCGTAAGGCGGCAATGGATGTTGTGACCGGGCAGATGCGCGATGGTGGTCTGTTCTCCGGAGGTGGACGATGAAAACCTTCCGCTGGAAAGTGAAACCCGGTATGGATGTGGCTTCGGCCCCTTCCGTAAGAAAGGTGCGCTTTGGTGATGGCTATTCCCAGCGAGCGCCTGCCGGGCTGAATGCCGACCTGAAAACGTACAGCGTGACGCTTTCTGTTCCCCGTTGGGAGGCCACGGCGCTTGAGTCGTTTCTGGCTGAGCACGGGGGCTGGAAATCCTTTCTGTGGACGCCGCCTTATGAGTGGCGGCAGATAAAGGTGACCTGCGCAAAATGGTCGTCGCGGGTCAGTATGCTGCGTGTTGAGTTCAGCGCAGAGTTTGAACAGGTGGTGAACTGATGCAGGATATCCGGCAGGAAACACTGAATGAATGCACCCGTGCGGAGCAGTCGGCCAGCGTGGTGCTCTGGGAAATCGACCTGACAGAGGTCGGTGGAGAACGTTATTTTTTCTGTAATGAGCAGAACGAAAAAGGTGAGCCGGTCACCTGGCAGGGGCGACAGTATCAGCCGTATCCCATTCAGGGGAGCGGTTTTGAACTGAATGGCAAAGGCACCAGTACGCGCCCCACGCTGACGGTTTCTAACCTGTACGGTATGGTCACCGGGATGGCGGAAGATATGCAGAGTCTGGTCGGCGGAACGGTGGTCCGGCGTAAGGTTTACGCCCGTTTTCTGGATGCGGTGAACTTCGTCAACGGAAACAGTTACGCCGATCCGGAGCAGGAGGTGATCAGCCGCTGGCGCATTGAGCAGTGCAGCGAACTGAGCGCGGTGAGTGCCTCTTTTGTACTGTCCACGCCGACGGAAACGGACGGCGCTGTTTTTCCGGGACGTATCATGCTGGCCAACACCTGCACCTGGACCTATCGCGGCGATGAGTGCGGTTATCACGGTCCGGCGATCGCGGATGAATATGACCAGCCAACGTCCGATATCACGAAGGATAAATGCAGCAAATGCCTGAGCGGCTGTAAGTTCCGCAATAACGTCGGCAACTTTGGCGGCTTCCTTTCCATTAACAAACTTTCGCAGTAAATCCCATGACACAGACAGAATCAGCGATTCTGGCGCACGCCCGGCGATGTGCGCCAGCGGAGTCGTGCGGCTTCGTGGTAAGCACGCCGGAGGGGGAAAGATATTTCCCCTGCGTGAATATCTCCGGTGAGCCGGAGGCGTATTTCCGTATGTCGCCGGAAGACTGGCTGCAGGCAGAAATGCAGGGTGAGATTGTGGCGCTGGTCCACAGCCACCCCGGTGGTCTGCCCTGGCTGAGTGAGGCCGACCGGCGGCTGCAGGTGCAGAGTGATTTGCCGTGGTGGCTGGTCTGCCGGGGGACGATTCATAAGTTCCGCTGTGTGCCGCATCTCACCGGGCGGCGCTTTGAGCACGGTGTGACGGACTGTTACACACTGTTCCGGGATGCTTATCATCTGGCGGGGATTGAGATGCCGGACTTTTATCGTGAGGATGACTGGTGGCGTAACGGCCAGAATCTCTATCTGGATAATCTGGAGGCGACGGGGCTGTATCAGGTGCCGTTGTCAGCGGCACAGCCGGGCGATGTGCTGCTGTGCTGTTTTGGTTCATCAGTGCCGAATCACGCCGCAATTTACTGCGGCGACGGCGAGCTGCTGCACCATATTCCTGAACAACTGAGCAAACGAGAGAGGTACACCGACAAATGGCAGCGACGCACACACTCCCTCTGGCGTCACCGGGCATGGCGCGCATCTGCCTTTACGGGGATTTACAACGATTTGGTCGCCGCATCGACCTTCGTGTGAAAACGGGGGCTGAAGCCATCCGGGCACTGGCCACACAGCTCCCGGCGTTTCGTCAGAAACTGAGCGACGGCTGGTATCAGGTACGGATTGCCGGGCGGGACGTCAGCACGTCCGGGTTAACGGCGCAGTTACATGAGACTCTGCCTGATGGCGCTGTGATTCATATTGTTCCCAGAGTCGCCGGGGCCAAGTCAGGTGGCGTATTCCAGATTGTCCTGGGGGCTGCCGCCATTGCCGGATCATTCTTTACCGCCGGAGCCACCCTTGCAGCATGGGGGGCAGCCATTGGGACCGGTGGTATGACCGGCATCTTGTTTTCTCTCGGTGCCAGTATGGTGCTCGGTGGTGTGGCGCAGATGCTGGCACCGAAAGCCAGAACTCCCCGTACACAGACAACGGATAACGGTAAGCAGAACACCTATTTCTCCTCACTGGATAACATGGTTGCCCAGGGCAATGTTCTGCCTGTTCTGTACGGGGAAATGCGCGTGGGGTCTCGCGTGGTTTCTCAGGAGATCAGCACGGCAGACGAAGGGGACGGTGGTCAGGTTGTGGTGATTGGTCGCTGATGCAAAATGTTTTATGTGAAACCGCCTGCGGGCGGTTTTGTCATTTATGGAGCGTGAGGAATGGGTAAAGGCAGCAGTAAGGGGCATACCCCGCGCGAAGCGAAGGACAACCTGAAGTCCACGCAGCTGCTGAGTGTGATCGATGCCATCAGCGAAGGGCCGGTTGAAGGTCCGGTGGATGGATTAAAAAGCGTGCTGCTGAACAGTACGCCGGTGCTGGACACTGAGGGGAATACCAACATCTCCGGTGTCACGGTGGTGTTCCGTGCCGGTGAGCAGGAGCAGACACCGCCGGAGGGGTTTGAATCCTCCGGCTCCGAGACGGTGCTGGGTACGGAAGTGAAATATGACACGCCGATCACCCGCACCATTACGTCTGCAAACATCGACCGTCTGCGCTTTACCTTCGGCGTGCAGGCACTGGTGGAAACCACCTCAAAGGGGGACCGGAATCCGTCGGAAGTCCGCCTGCTGGTTCAGATCCAGCGTAATGGTGGCTGGGTGACGGAAAAAGACATCACCATTAAGGGCAAAACCACCTCGCAGTATCTGGCCTCGGT